GGCATCGCATTGGCTTTGGCAAAAAGACCATCACAAATTTCCCAAACCAAACCAGTGGTGGAGGTAGCCTTTGGTCGTTCTAATGGATCTTTGACCTTCTGCTTTTTCTCTTTTGCTTCTTCTTGGGACTTGGCGGTTAGACCACCATCTGGATACAATTTATCTACTTTTGTTTGTAACGATTTTATCGGGGTTTCATCCAAAGGCATAGCGCCAACGATTGCAAAACAAGCAGCAGTCAGTTCTGTATAATCAGCAGGCGGAACTTTACCATCGGTTAGGTGGTAATATAGGTACTGTAGCTGTAACAAATTAAGCTTGGCAAAGCCACGCCCAAGTACCGGCGGTGCCATCACCTTTTTATTTTCAGCTTGATAGATTTTACCCCACAATTGAATTTCTCGTAAAGGTGCTATTTTGAGCAGCGAAATTGTGGAATCAGAAGTAACATCGATAAGCATATATTTTGACATGATATAGTCCTTTATAGTTTAGTAACAGGGCGACGAAATCGCCCTGATTTTAATTATTTAGTAGCCTGTTGTGCTTCGCGCTCTGCCATTTCTTTGCGAACGCTCAACCATTGCTGGTACTGGGTACGAGCTGTGTAAAAGGCAATGCCCTGTTTTACACATTCAGCTAGAACTGCGCCGCGCTTTACCTTAGGATTAGCGGTTATCATTTCGTCTGCAATCCACCAAACCTTTTTACATGGGCGTTCGACTGTTGAAAAGTTAGCAACAGTGTGCGTAGCTTTTGACCCTTTTAACGGCTTGAGAATTTCTGGACCAAATTCTTTGTTGCAAGCCAAACATTCAAATTGATATTTGTCATGTTTAATATAGTTACCGTTAACCTCATCCATATGTTCGCCAATCCCGTTTGAAAGGTGGCAACCACAATGCGGGCAATTTAATAAACCGTGAATGTTGTAAGCATAAACATCGTCACCGATTTCTGATACGGAAGGGGCAACTGGTTTGGCTTCGAGTTCCAGGATTTTCCAACCTTGACCCTCGACTTCAACTGTTGTAAACTCTGCAAATTTGGCTTTGGCTGCGCGATTTGCGTTGGCTTTGGTAGAATAAAATTTTACGTTTTCCATGATGTTACTCCTATAAGGGTGGCTGTTGATTTATGGTTTGGATTTGATGTTTTCCTAACCATGTACCCATTATAAGATGACCTTATAAGGTTTGCAACACCTTTCTGCGAACAAAACCAATTATTTTTATTTGATTGATCTTTCGGACAAAAATATAGCCCAATTTCTAATCAGGCTATATAGGGTCTAATTCAAAACGGTATATCTGCATCCCACTGAGGACAACCGAATACTATTATCCGAGCAGGTGGGCGCGCTTTTGCCAATAAACAGGTTTCATCCTTCTCATTAAAATTTATACAATTAAGGCAGGATTTTATTATCTGCCGCTTGATATTTTCTCCAAATAACACGGTACTCATGTCTCTAAAATCATTTATATTTTCACCATAGGTATTCATTTAATATCTCCAAAATTACCATTACCTTCATAATCGACCCCTAAAATTTCATCATACTTAGGCTTCAGCCATACTTTGATAAACATTGGGGACTTTAATTCGTCCAACCTGGATAAGGCTTCTAAAGTGCTAGCTGGCGGTTCACCTGAAGCCTTGCGCCACCAATCCCTTGCTTTCTTAGCTGCCAAACCACCGTGTTCCAAACATATCCAATCCTTAAACATGCGCATACCACAGAAATAACTAGCCTGAATACTAGCAGGGCGCCCATCTTTCCGGTGCTCATTATATATGATCCGATCCACCTTAAAGATTTCGGTAATCGGCATTTCGGCTTGCCCTGACGCAATTAATTCATCAGTGCTTGCATATTGCCGTATTTTGACAAGCTTCGGAAATTCCTGACCACAACTAACACAGAATCGAGCACTAGCATGGTTATAAGTATTGCAGGCCTCGCAAATTTTAACAGGAGCAGTGCCGGACGCGCCTTTACTTTTCTTTCTAGGCAAAACCGGATCATTGATTGGACCTAACCGTTTGGTGTTGTCTGCAAAGTCCATTACCAGACAATTCTGTTTAGCACTGTTGGCAATGGACTCCAATCTGCCTTCCCGAGTTCCCAAATTGTAACCTTTAATATAAAAAGGTCGAGTCCCTCTGCCTAGCATCTGCACCCAGAGGGACGGGGATTGCGTTGGGCGTAAAATACCAATTAAATCTATTCCTGGAAAATCGAAACCGGTAGTAAGGATACCGTTGTTTACCATGACTCTATACTTACCAGCTACGAAGTCGGCAATATTGGCATCTCTTTCCGCGTCGCCCATTTTAGAATGAACATAGGTGGTGGAAATACCAAAACTTTGTAGCATGGCAGCAACGTTAAAAGTATGCTCAATACCCGAGGCAAATACCAACCAATGATCTCGACCTTCTCCATGTGCTATCATTTCCTGCACTGCGGCACGGGTAATTTCACTCTTATCTACTGCAGCCTGTAATTCGTCCGCTTTGAACTCACCGCCGCTTATGTGTACACCCGATACATCCAAGGTTACCAAAGTACGTTTTGGAATGAGGGGTGCCAAATAACCTTCGTCGATAAACCAATTGAAGGAATCAAGTGTGGTCATATCGCAACAAACATCTGTAAACAATCCACCTTCATCCGTAAGCATACCTTGTCCCAACCGATACGGGGTAGCAGTAAAGCCTATCACTTTCAAATGAGGAGCAGCCACCTTCAACATACTGATCACTTTTTGGTACTGGGTACTTTCTTTCGGGGATACCAAATGACATTCATCAATAAGTAATAAGTCTACCCTACCGAAAGATTCAGGTTTAGCACGAGCTACTGTTCCCACACCACCGAAGGTAATTGGAAATCCGGCCTCTTTTTTACCAAGTCCAGATGAATAAACACCAGCAGGGGCAGTCGGCCAAATTAACAGCAGCTTTTCCCAATTCTGCTCGATTAATTCTTTTACATGAGTTAGCTTCATTATTCGAGTATAAGGATACTGCTCAAATGCTCTGCGAATAAATTCAGCTAGGATCACAGATTTACCGGTATTATGAGTCACTGTGAAATCATCCAATAAGTATAAATGATCCCCAGTCAATGTGAAACCATAGTATTCTGCTTCTGGTAATTTTTCTATCTTAAAACCGGTAACTAATACGTTCTTTTTTTGAGTTCTTTTAGAAACTTGTTTTCGAGGAAGCAGACAAGGAACCTCTTCTAAATTTCCGCTCAAATTTATCCGATAATACCCAGACCCTTTGTTCTTATATTTAGAATATGCAGCTAATCCAAGACTTCTTGCAATAAATAAAAAATCGTCTGCCAGCTGCTTAGAAACAGTACAGTATTCGTAACCGTACCCGTCACATGATCCATCAGTATCTATCAATCCAGCAAGCAATGCTAATCTATTTTTTCTGGACGCAGTTTTATAAATCGAAGGAATAAACTTAGAAAAAGAGTCTTTGCCTCGTAATCCTAGAGCGTCTAAAAAATAGGCGGTATTGGTTCGAGGTCCACGACCCCGTTTTTTAGTTGTTGCAAACAGACAAGAGGCTTTGGAACCATTAGAAGAAAGTCGAATTAAGTCTCCGTGACTTAATATAATATTTTCGCAATATTCTAAAATTTCAGAATCCATGGATGTAATATTTACACCGGGCTGAGTATAGCTACCATCCCCAAGAAAAACACCTAGGAAATAGGGATCAAGTGGAAGCGAGCAAGTCTCTTGAAAATCTACACCCACTCTATATAACTTGTGGAAATGTTGATTCCATTTACTAGTTTTTTCATATTCAACAATACTCTGATTCAGAAATCCGCTTTTATGACTTTTGAATTTGGAATTGGTTTTTTGTTGACAACGATATAGAGCAAGAATATGGTCTTCATTCACTTCCCACGCGGTTCCCTTAGTCGGAACAATTCTACGCATGTTTTGTCGCCCTCTACAAAGCTGCAGAACCGTCCTGGCAGTAGAATCCGGTCCCATTAACTTGTCACCTATTTCGATTTGCTCAACTAATTTGATTGTTCCATCAAACATCAGAATGCCCTGTCCCGCAGCATGGCAGCCGGTTGGCATGGCAACCAGCGGATTGCCGGTACCGCCTTTGATGAAATAGTCGAATATACTGTTAACCGCATATTCCTGGTAGTCGCGCGGTTTCATCACAATCCTTTAATAGACTGATTCATTTCATAAGCATCACAACCGACACGCTGTTTTTCTGGTGTAATTAATTCATGAATGAAATCCGCACCACCGTGCCCATTATCACAAACCCAACCGTTTGCCAGTTTCTGTGGCTTTAGGCATTCCACACACACTGGCAAATCACATTCCCATAATCCATTTTCCAGCGGTGCAGCATGTGCACAAGTTCGACAGTTTCTATCAGGTAATGCTTTGCCATGACAGACATCTTTGTGGTCGCAAAATTTGCACTTGAACCAGCCTGGACTTTCATTTATTTTAGGCGGCGGAGTTAGGGAATCTATTATCATAACTGAGCGATCCAAATAACGCTGGTATTGGACATTGTCAAATTGAACCAATTCCATATGAATAGCATCGTTGTTTTTATTCACCGCTGCATATAATGCCCACTGTAGACCGTTTTTACCCATGTAAATTTGCATCTGAATAAAATGTTCCCATTTAGCAGACAATACCCCTGAAGCCACTAATTTGGTAAATGAGGAATCACCATGAGTTTTGAATTCTGTCAGTACTGCTTCATTGGGCAAATCAGGCAAACCTCGAACAACTCCGTCCATGGAACCACCAAAATGACCTTTGTGACCGCCGATTCTAAATTGCTTGCCATTGACATCCACTTGCCAAACTTCACAACCTATCATCATAAGCAAGGCTACAAAACGTGGTTCCTCAAGATGCCCACGATTAAATAGTCTAAGCATACGACCATCAAAACGTTTGCGGGTAGCCCAGCGAAAGCCGTACCAGACTTCACGGGCACATTCCCTACCTATTAAAGATGCCCCAAGATGATTCCGGAAATCATCTTCTTTTGTACTGTAAGCATCGCCAGCAAGGGGCATCAATTCCCCAAGAAAGCCGCGAAATCTGGCGCCCTGATCTTTAACTAATGATTCTTCGATAGCTGCTAACGTTAATGTGGCAAGTTTCATTTATTGCTCCTCGTAGTTTGGTGAAGATAGCAGTTTGACCACAGTTGCTACCTTCAACAAACCACTCTCTTTCGAGAATGGAATGTACTAATTAACCTACCATCCAAGGTGGAACCGGTGCACTACTTGCAGGAACCTCAGCTGCCGGCGCTGCTTGAACAGGTGCTGCCGGTACTTCAGTTACCGTTTGAGCAGGAGGTGCCCAATTTCCAGGAGTTGGTGCTGCTGGAATAGGTGCTGCTTGGGTAACAGGTGGTGCAACTGGCGCTGCTGCGACCGGTGCCGGTGCAACTGGTGCGGGTGCTGCTGCCCATGCTGGTTGTGCGGCAACCGGTGCCGCAATAACCGGTGGAGCAATCGGGGCAACTTGCACGGGTACTGCCATGACTTGTTCATAAGCCTTATAACCTTTAATTTCATTACTAGCATCATATTGCTTGCCATCTGCACCAAGACCGGCAGCGCGCAATGATACTTTCGCCATTAGTGGACGATTATGCAGTTGAGCGGAATCAGCTACTTGGATTACACCAACAGCATGGCAGATAGCTGACAAGGTTTTATATGCGATGTCCACTGCTACTGGATTGGCATTCTGCAAATTTATACGATCGTACAGCTTGTGTTTAGCATAAGGACCGTCCATAATGGTAAATTCTGTTGACAGATAGAAACCATCGTTTTTAGTAGTTGGTTTCATTTCGGAAGCTGACATATAGACTGGATACCAGCCTGCAGGGATAGCTTCAGGGGCGACTGCTGGTGCTACATTAGTTGAATCAAAATTAAGTGTTGCCATGATTGTAAATCTCCTGTTGGATTAAAAAGATACTACTTTGCTGCTACGTAGCAATTGAGACCTAGTTTCACGTGCTCATTGCCTGGAACTGCTATATTGCCACCGGTAGAGGCAACAATAATTGATTTACCAGAAGTGCTTTTATTGCCGCGCTTACTGATGTCAATTTCAATGGTAAGAATATTGCCTTTTTGTGACATAGTGAGATTTTCCATTTTGCTACCTTTCAGTCTCTGTTAAAAAAGTCTTGACCACATGAAGTATGTATGGCTTGCGCCACATGATTCCAACCGCTAGTTTGTGGTATTGCTACATCGTTAATTATACCATATCGATTACCCGCTACATAGGCGGGTGTTCTATTCACTGCCAGAATACGACCTTTGTTGGCGCTAATACCTTTGTTCAAGGTTTTGCCCTCGGTGACGAATAGAGGCTCGTGCAGGAAACCAATCAAATCCGCCCACTGGGTAAGCATTTCTCGTTTGCCGTATGCCTTTTGATTCTTAGGTGAATGCAATAACAAGTCCCAAGAATCATACTCACCAGCAGTTGGATCAACCACTCTAGCAGGAAAGACATGACAGGTTAACAGAATATTAATGGCACCGTTATTTGCCAGCCAATCACATTTAACCAGGAAATTGTGGAACAACTCATTAGCGTATTGATAAGCCTTACCGTAACCACCCAAGGCAGATTCCATAGTTAATGCTCTGGGATTACCTTTTCCCCAAGTGGGATCAGTGCGCAGCACTGCATCATGGATCAGTCGCTCCAATGCAGTAGCACTATCAAAAGTTAAAGTCTGATAGGGAAATTGTCCGGCTTGCACCTTCACTATAATCTCTTCCATCAACATCGTTAAATCTGCAAAGGTTTCCAGCATTGGTGTTTTGTTAACACTAACTCCACCATACCCCTGCTCTAAAGGTACTAGGAGCACCCGAGGTGCTGAACATGCCAAGGTGGTCTTACCAACCTTTTCAACACCAGATATCACAGCACGAATACCGGTGCGCTGTGATGAATGATTCACATAATCTAAAATTCCCATTTACAAAGTCTCCATTAAATCGAAAAAATAATCAGGTTCTAAACCAAATTCGTCATACAAAATCTCTTCGGGATCTTCCCCATCGCAAACCCGCATACGGGCATCGCGTACTGCCAACTCAGCTTCATCTGCCGACATACCATCCCGTTCCATCAAGACTTTAGCAATACTATCATTAGCCATGATTATGCCTTTGCTTTCGGTACGATTAATTCCAAAGTACCTGAACCTGGTTTGATAATCAATGCCTGCTCAAATACTTTGGCAGCATCGGGATTGACTTCTTTCAATGCTTTATAAGTAGAGGTAGATACTTCCGGCTTATAAACCACTAAATTATCGGTAACCACTTTCAGCTTATGTAATTCATCCAAAACCGAAGGCAATGCAGCTTCATCTACTTTGCGATCTATTTTATAGACAGCCTTCAATTTCCAATCAGAACCAAGATCGAAGTTGTTAGTACCTTCTTTTGGTTCTGGGAAGAATAAGGCGGTTACTTCTTTACGCAGGCGCTGTTCGGTTTCGATGATAGCCTTGGCATCTGCGGCAGCTAACAAAGCCTGACGCCATTCTTCCAACTTGGCATATTTATTATCAGGGTCATCCGGTTGGCATTCTGCAACGTTCGTTTCCATTTTTCTTTCCTTAGTGGTGGGTAGTGATACAATTATATACACCCCGTAGGGTACGGTCAATACTTATCCTGTTCCCATTAAAATACTGCCATTATAATTATAAAATTTAATATATAATGGCATTTTCAACCAACGGGAGTTTGACATGCCTAAAAAAGATGCGCAGTTTGATCAACCTGGTACTTTAATGACGGAAACCATCCGGCTATTAAAGGAACGGGATTTACTTGAAGTCTATTCAGAAACAAAAATATCATTTTACTGGTTACGAAAATTTGCAACAGGTGAATTTCGTAATCCCAGTGTCAACCGCGTTCAATTTTTATACGAACACTTAGCCGGTACTTCGATAGTTTCTTAAAAGGGTTTGAGTATATGTTAACTAACATTCCAGCAGAATTGAAAAATCTGCATCAATGGGTACTTTGGAAATATGAAACAATCGACGGCAAACAAACTAAAATTCCTTATTGTGCAACTCGTAAGTCTAAGGCAAGTGTTACCAAGTCAGATACCTGGACTGATTTTAATACTGCTTTACTAGCCAGTCAAAAGGGTAATTATGATGGTATTGGTTTAGTCCTAACCGCTGATGATCCCTACACGATTATTGACCTGGATAATAAAGCAGATAAACCCTGTACACCGGAACAGCTAGCGCGGCACCAGAAAATATATGAGTCGTTCAATAGCTATACCGAGTTGAGTACTTCGGGCACTGGCGTCCATATAATAGTCAAAGGTAAATTACCTGCAGGTGTTCATAGGGATAATGTGGAAGTTTATTCATCAGAACGCTATATGGTTTGTACCGGCAATATCCTGCGTAATATCCCGATAGTGGACTACCAAGCTTTACTTAACGTACTCTACGGGGAAATGAAGCCATCTGAAACTAGCGATTTGATAGAACAGGGGCAAAGCCTGGAAGATATAGATATTGTTAACATGGCATCGGCTGCTAGCAACGGGGACAAGTTCGACGCACTCTGCCAAGGGAACCAAACGGGTTATGAAAGCCAATCCGAAGCTGATTTCGCCTTGTTATCCATCCTGGCTTATTATTCTCGTAGTGACGAACAAGTGCGCAGGTTATTCAGGATGTCGAAACTTGGCAAGCGCGAAAAAGCCATCCGCAACAATACCTATCTGGATTTCGCCCTCGGTAAAATACGCGCCCAGCAACCACCACCTGTGGATATGACACAGCTATCCTTTAATGCCGAACCATTAACCAAGCCTAAACCCAAGCAGGTAATTGTGTCTAAACAGGCACTTGATTATCCTCCAGGATTAGTCGGCGAATTAGCTGAATACTTTTATAGTACTGCTATCCGCCCTGTTCGTGAAATAGCATTGGCCGCTGCCCTTGCCGTAGTCGCAGGGGTAAGCGGGCGAAGTTACAACATTAGTGGTTCTGGTCTTAATCAATATCTAATTCTATTAGCCAGAACAGGATCCGGTAAAGAAGGCGCCCTATCCGGTATTGAAAATTTAATAGCAGCTATCCGCCCACAATTGCCAATGGCAGACCAATTCCTCGGTCCAGCAGCTTTCGCATCCGGACAGGCTTTAGTCAAAGTATTAAATGATCGCCCTTGCTTTGTTTCAGTACTAGGCGAGTTTGGTTTGACCCTGCAACAAATATCAGACCGCCGCGCCAATAGTTCGCAGGTGATGCTACGCAAAGTATTGCTCGACCTTTATGCTAAATCTGGATGGAATAGAATGCTAAGATCCTCCGTTTATAGTGATACAGAAAAGAATACTGCCATAGTGCAATCACCCAATGTATCGATTCTAGGTGAGTCAACTCCGGAAACCTTTTTCGATGGTTTGGATTCCAGCCACATTGCTGAAGGTCTAATTCCGCGTTTTTCTATCATAGAATATACCGGCGATCGTCCGCCACGCAATCGCAATCCTAATCATCCGCCATCCAAGGACCTGGCACAGAAATTTGCCGATTTGATTACTATTAGTTTGACTACCACTAATAATAATATGGTCAAGCAAGTAACTATAGATGACCACAGTTTACAACTATTGGACGATTTTGATATTCGCGCAGATGCAATTATGAATAGTGCGAAAATGGACGTGGAAATGCAAGTGTGGAACCGTGCCCACTTGAAAGCATTGAAATTAGCTGCACTATTAGCAGTGGGCATAAACCCGCATAACCCAGTTGTCACCGCCGAGCTTGCCCAGTGGGCTATCACTTTCGTTGTCGCTGACGTAAGCCTAGTTGTGGCGCGGTTTAAAGAAGGGGATGTGGGCACTGGTGACAGCAAGCAATTGGCAGACCTGCGCAGGGTAGTGGAATTGTATTACAAACCCGATTGTGCTTTCGCAGCAAGAACAGATATTGGGCGCAAGTTACATGCCGCCAAAATTATTCCGTATGCTTATTTAATTAGACAGACTGCTTCATTGTCTAGTTTCAAAGCGGATAAGATGGGCGCCACCAACTCTTTAAAACGTAACGTGCAGGTCATGATTGATTCAGGAATGTTGGTCGAAATTGCCAAACCACAATTGGCGGAAAAGTATGATTATTCTGGAGTGGCTTATGGAATTGGCAGAGGCTTCACTAACAATTAGCTCAATGTTATGGGCATGTTAGGCGGTTTTCTGTTAAAAAACAATGAGATAATGAATTTAAGGGTTTAAGGGGTCCTTATAAGGAAATATCGGGAACCCTATATAAATAAATATATATATATTTATTAACATATTAACATATATATATAAAAGCTTGTATTTAAAGGCTTTTTCACTGTTAGTACTCTACTAACTTATTACAACACCATTAAAAGGGATTAGATTATGGCTAAAGCAGCAAATTTTGCGATACAAAAAGGAAAGCGGTGTGAACGAGCAGTAGTTGGATTACTCCAGCCTATTGTGGACACAGTATATATGGAGGCAGGATATTCAGAAGAGAATACTCCAAAGTTGGAACGTAATCTAATGCAGAGTATGAAAGGTGGTCATGATATAGTTGGATTGGAGTGGATGGCATTAGAAGTTAAATGCCAGGAGACTCTACATTTAAAAGATTGGTGGAGTCAAGCAAAGCGGCAAGCCGGACCAAATATGCTGCCCATTTTAATATACAAGCAAAATCGAGTTAAATGGCGTGTGGTCATGTTCGGAGTACTCCAAAGCGATAAGAGTAGAGTGAAATGTCCGGTAGATATTGCTCTGGAAACTTTTCTAGTTTGGTTCAAGTTGCATCTACAAAACCAGTTACCGAAACGTTAATCTAGAATATAATTAATTTTTCAATCGATAAAGGATTAGAATCATGACTGATTTTAAATTGGCGGCATTTACACGAGAAGAATATCCTGCTTCACGGGGCAGTGAAGGTAGTTTGTTTTCTGCTGGAATAGATGTTAGATATGGCAGAGGTGGCAAACTGCATATGTGTGGAATCCAGACTTATGCTAACACCGCGGCTGAGGCCGAAGTTAATCGTGATTTTATTCTGGAAGCCTTGACCAAATTACAATCGCCGCCACCTGATGAGTTCGGTGCCGAATTGTATCAGCTCTTAATTAAAGCAGCAAGGCGCTGTGCCTACGACCTGCGTCATTGTGCTGCCTTTGTTCCACCTGAGTCAATATTTGACAGCAGTTTCTTTGAGGAGCGGGCAAATCATTGGTTGGAAATATTTGAGCCGGATGGTGTCAAGGATTACCGCCATCGTTTGCATCGTGAAATATCAACACTAGAGCTACACAATGAAGGTTATAAAAGATTGCTGAAAGAACACGGCATTGAAGATACTGTAGATGATAGAGCCTTCTAGGAGAATGTTAATTTTGGATTCAGAAATTTCTAAGTGGCTCAATCGAACTAGAAGATTAGTATAAACAGGTTGCACTTTTATTCTAGATAGACTATAATTTAATCATTAAGTAAGCAATTAGATAAACCTGACAAATTAAGGAAATGTATCATGATTAAAAGAGCCGGTCAATATTTCGACAATATCAAAAGTATCAAGAAGCAAGGTGAAACATACCGCATCAAAGATATCCGCGGAAATGTATTCATTGCCTGGATAACGCCAAATGATTGTTTTTTCACTGGCAGCAATTTCGACAAAGAAATAACCGTTTTTAGTTTGAAAGAAGCTTTACACATAATCAATTGTGGTATCTAAGGAATAATTCAAAATGTTCATCCTTCGATTATTGTTTGTAATATTTATTCTGTTCTGCCTTGTTGGCTGGGCATCTTATCTTTTGTTCTAGGAGTTTAAAATGGAATCTGAATACACTGTAAAAGAATCTATTAGTTGTACCGGTTGTGCAAACCAACATAACGTTGCTACCACAGGACTAGGAGCTGGCTCTTGTCATGGTTTTGATGAGGCAAGGCAAGCTGAAGGTTTGCCGTCTTGTATAGGTGGTTTCATTTTTGTCGAGAAAGCTCCCGAGTACCTTAACCATATTCAGAAGTCCGTTTCTGATGCTGTAGGATATACAGACAATCCAAACGACTATTCCGCCCTTACTGTCGAAATTGATAAGATCAAGTTAAAGTTTGAAAATGCGGTATTGAATGGTAATATTGCTGAAGGATTGAAAATGGCGATGGAACTTAGAACCGGGTGGAATAAGGTGGCAGTCTTGTTAGCGGAGAAATTGAAATGAATAACGAGTTTGATTTGCAACGCGCCATAGCTGGCGAACCAATTGAAAAAGAAGTCGGAACCACAGTGTCGTTTATTGCATATATACCTACTGCGAAGGCGGATAAGCAGTTAATCGTGCAGGATGGGGATAATATATTAGCGTATTGTGCAAACGGAAGATATATTACCCCATTTATCAGCAGTCCTTTCGACCTTCGCATGAAATCCGAGCTAAAGCAAATAGATTGGACTAAGCTGCCAGTTGATACACTTGTTACCGTTGTTGGTACTTGCTTAGGAAAAGGAGAACGTATGGTGCGCTGTTACAGTTCGTTTAGTCAAGATATGGTGCGCTGTTACAGAGGTGGCGCGACCTCGAAAACTGTGGATAGAGACTTAGAAGTATTTGAAGTTAAACCAAGTGATATACAGATAGCGCCAGACCAACCATGGACAGTATGGGTAGGTGGGGCTTGCCCCATTCCTGATGGGCTGGAGTTTGAGTATATGGTTCACGCCTACCCAGGTAAAGTAATAGTAGCAGAAAAAAGTCCCAGTGAGCATTGTTGGTCACTCCGCACCATATATGCCTACCGACTAACAGGTAAAGCACTCGACGGGTGGACGCTATGAGTGAAATTAAAAGATATTATCCATCTGACATAAAATTAAAATCAGGTGATAATCAGGTTGTACTTACAGAACACCCATCTGGGCAGATATGTATGTACGAAGATGTTGAACCAACCATCCAGCGCAACAAAGAGCTTGAATCAGAGAACAAAGAGCTTGAAGCAGAGATTAAGCGGCTACGTGAGCAGGAGCCGGTAGCATTTGGCAATCTGAAGCCATCAGTTAGTGATTCTGATAGGGTTCTATTTACTGATATTGATGCTGCTAAAAAATACCACAATGACTGCTACCAACTTGATGCATTATATTTGCATGCTGGTGCCGAACCAAAGCCAGCACAAGAGATGCCATCCGAGCTGATTGAATGGGCTAATAGTTGGCAAGAAGATGATAGCGATATGCCTTCGTATCTAGTTGGATGTAACGACATGAAGCATTTTGTAAAATCACAACTTGAAAAATGAAAGGTAAATCATGACCAAGATAGATGAAATTATGCAGCAGGTAGAAACTGTTGAATTGTACATACCTGGTACTATTTCATACCATGAAGAAAAAGCCAAACTCCGAGCAATGATTGAGGATGCAATGAAAGCGCCTGACGGTTGGAAACTTGTTCCTGTTGAGCCAGATGAACTAATTATTCAGGCAGGATGTTTAGAACACTCAGATAATTATTATAAGACTTATAAGAAGTGGGCAGATTCACACTCATCTGGAATTGTTAATCAACTACGGAATCTTGTTATTTGTGGTTACAAATCCATGTTATTAGCAGCGCCAGAATGTGAGGTTAAACCATGAAAGTTAACATTCAACTCGATTGCCGCCAGTGCGCTAATTTCGTTTGGCGCAACAATAGCTGCGGGGCTATCTACACCTGCATAAACGGCAGTCAATACAAGCCGAGTAAACGTATTCAAATTTTTAGAAAGGAATAATTATGCAAGTAAAAATGACAGTAGACGAGGCGTTAGAATACGCAGATGAGTGGATGCAAGGAATGACATTCCACGAAGGCTCACAAGGCTGGCGCGTAGTGTGCACGATACTTGCCACTGAGGTTAGACGGCTACGCGAAGCAAAATTAGTGCAGACTCTCAATAGTCAGGTATTTATGCCGGAGGAGCTGGGATGACACATGAAGCATGGAAGTTAATTGGCGGCTACAATGAAGCACAGCGCTTGGAAATGAAGCGCGAGGAAGACGATTACCGCAGGAGAGAATTGCAGGAAGAAATGGATATGGACAAACGCAGTGAGAAGGATGATGAAGATGAGCATGACCAATTAAACAGTGAATAACATACAAGAAGTAATTGACTTACTAAAATGTTGGAAAGAAATGTTCAAAGAAGATTCCACTGCTAATTTTAAGAGAGATTTACAGAATGACACTCGCACATAGAAATATCCTGACTATACTTTTACCAGCCCTCATCTTGGGTTCTTTATTCTACTGGTTGATTACATCCCTTATCCCAGTAGAAGAACCGCGCCTCACTGATAAGCAGATAGCTGCAGCTACCCCGTGTCAGCAAACACACTTTCGAATTTGGACAACTGAAGATAAATTGCTCTATACCAGTGACCTAGAATTTGCCGCCGAATTATGCCACCAACAGGAGTTACTTATCAAATGACTAGCAGAATAGATATAGTTGGCACTAACGGTAATGATGGATTGCACTATCGATATAATTGTAAAAAGGTTGCCTATTATGGGGAATCAGTGCAATGGGATGGTAGCAACCTGGACAAGATGCAAGAACTTTGTTCAGGGCTTGTATGCCGACTGCTTAAATATGATGATCTCTTAATGGTCAGATTAAATAATGAAATCTTCACTTTAAGAGTAGGGGATTGGATGGTAAAGGGTGAAAATGGAGAGGTGAAACATTACACCAATGAAATCTACCACATCAAATACCAAGGAATTTAAAATGGACTTGTATGAAATACTAGGCATTGCTCAAGATTCCACTGCCGAGCAAATTAAAACAGCTTATAAGAAGCTAGCACAAAAGCATCACCCTGACAAGGATACAGGTGATGCTGAAATATTTGGCAAGGTCAAGCATGCCTATGACCTCTTGTCTGATGAAGAGAAACGCGCTCGTTATGACGAAACCGGTGATGATGGTAATCCGGACGGCATGCACGCTCAAGCCATGATGGCACTAAATGAATTGTTAATGTCAACGCTGAATCAAACACACGATATTTCAACTGTGGACATATTGGCATCTATGGCTGCTCATCTAAATACAGTGGTAGCCCAGAGTGCTTCAACTCGTCTCGGCATCCTGCGGAAGATTGAAAAATATGAACAAGCTGTTGTTCGGTTAAAAGGTGACAACAAAATTCTATTTGCCATCTTGAATAACAATATTGCAAGGCAACGAATGATCCTGGACTCGTTGGATAACGAAATTGTCAAGATTCATTACATTGAGAAGATATTGGAATCTTATAAATACGAAGCTGATATCCCTTCAACCTGGTCTACTCAAGCAACATCACAAGTGGTATTTACTCCACGGTATCAGGGATCTACCTACGGTTGATATCCGTGCTAGGTTAGGATATTCTTAGGCTATTCATTAAGGGCATCCTAACATGGCACGATTTCGAGCACCAAAAGACTGTTATCAATCTACTACTGGTTCGCCAAGTGATAAGGGAACTCGTAATACCGCTACGCCGAGCGAAAACACTAAGCATGTTCAGAATAAAATCTTGGAAATGTATCGTGACAATCCAAGTTTCGCTACCATTTCTCAAGCTTTGGGATATTCAGAAACCTATGTTCGCAAATTATATCGCCAAGCCTTAAAATCAATTATCCTGGACAATGTAGCCGATGTACGCAAGCTGGAAGTAGTCCGCCTTGATAAAATGTATACAGATGCTATGGAAGTGCTCCAGCGGTTTCATCCTATTATTAGTTCAGGAGCTGTAGTTAGAGATATTGTGGAGGATGCTGATGGTAGACCTGTCCTGGATGAAAACGAGAATCCGGTAACTGTTCGTATTCAAGATTCCGGTCCGGTATTGGCAGCTATTGACCGTTTGTTGCGTATTCAAGAACGCCGCTCCCGTTTGCTGGGTTTGGATAAACCGACTAAGATAGCTGCTACTGATCCCGATGGTGAAAAAGAAGCTTCAATTGTTCAATTCTATTTACCGAATAATGGTCGCGAGAATAATAACGAGGGGTAAACTGTGGCTGCTCTTACCAACAAGAATAATAAACCAAGAAATGTACCTTATCGCAAAGTAATTAAACCGCAGGCAGGACCTCAAGAAGATTTTCTATCCATCGATGCTGATATAATCATTTATGGCGGCGCGGCAGGTTCTGGAAAATCTTTTGCTATCCTGCTGGAAGCACTCCGCTATGTTACTAGCGTAAAAGACTTTTTCGCTGTCTTTTTCCGAAAGAATGCTACTCATATACGTAATCCTGGTGGTCTATGGGATGAGTCAATGAAACTCTATCCTCTCGCCGGTGGTCAGCCTGTTGCCACCATCCTGGAATGGCGGTGGCCAAAGGGTGGCAAAGTGAAAATGGGACATTTAGAATATGAGAATTCTGTTCTTGATTGGCAAGGATCCCAGATACCTTTGATAGTGTTTGATGAGCTTACCCATTTTTCACAAGCCCAGTTTTTCTACATGTTATCCCGCAACCGCTCCGTGTGTGGTGTTAAACCATACGTCCGCGCAACGACAAATCCAGACAGTGAAAGTTGGGTAGCCGAGTTCATTGCTTGGTGGATCGATCAAGAAACAGGATACCCTATTCCTGAACGCGGTGGAGCTGTTCGTTGGTTCATTCGAGTTGCCGAGGCGATTGTGTGGGCGGACAGTCGACAAGAACTTATCGATAAATACGGTAAACCTGATCTTCCGGATGACCATGAGGATCAGGTCCGTCCAAAGTCAATGACTTTCATTCCTGCTAAGTTATCCGACAATAAAGCACTAACAGATGCTGATCCGGACTACAAGGCTAACTTGATGGCACTAACAAGGGTGGAGCGGGAACGATTGCTTCATGGAAACTGGAAAGTCCGGACTGTGACTGGTATGTATTTCAAGAGAAGTGAATGTACTATTGTGGATACCGTACCGGACGACCTTGTCAAATTGGTCAGGGCATGGGATCTTGCTGCTACTGAACCAAGTGAAGCAAATAAAGACCCAGACTGGACAGCTGGAGTATTGATTGCAGTTCGTAAGAATGGTAAATATATTGTTTTGGATTGTATACATGAGCGATTCAGAAGTGCTAAAGTACGTGAGCTGGTTAAACGGGTAGCAATAAATGATTCCAGAAGAGTTAAAGTTCATATGGCAATCGATCCAGGTCAAGCTGGTAAGGAACAAGGTGAAAGTTATACCAAAGAATTAGCAGGATTCAGCATTACCACAGAACGAATTTCGGGTGATAAGGTTACTCGTGCTGAGCCCTTTTCGGCACAATGGCAAGCGGGTAACGTGGATGTTCTTCGAGGTGTTTGGAACGAGGCTTACTTTTCAGAGCTGGAAGCCTTCGGTCTAGGCACCAGCCACGATGACCAAGTAGATGCCTCGGCTGATGCTTTCAATGCCTTGGCAACTAATAACCTTTCTACTTGGATGAATCTCGGACGAGGTTGATCCGTTCACGACATTCTGGGCAGCACCGGAGCAATTCTTTTAGTGATGCCTCATGATGACTACTTATTCCAAAAATAATCTAAAATAATTCAAAATAAAGGATCAATTACCAATAACCCAGTAAATAATACAAATATATAATGGAAAGGTCTACTTGTATCAATCCGGAGCAATCCCTTATGCAGCAATCACCGCCGAAAAGTAAGAGCGTAGTTAGAACTGCCAAAACTGCAACCAATCAGGATGCAAAAGCACGCGCCAAAGCAGGTAAAAGTAGTACCGCTGACAGCTTCGTAAACTTCCAACATAATCTAGGCATCGGCGCTGACAATGCCATGAGCTCTTCTTCGTACGGTTTCAATCCAGTAACCCGTAACCGCACTCTTTTAGAATGGGTGCATCGGGGATCCTGGTTGGGCGGCGTTGCCATCGACGTAGTAGCTGATGATATGACCCGTGCAGGTATTGACATACATGGTGAAATGAAACCTGAAGATATCGCCCGTCTATCTGAAGTCGGCGTTAATTTGAATATCTGGGGCGTATTAAATGACACAATTAAATGGGCACGTTTATACGGTGGTGCAATTGCGGTTATATTGATAGATGGTCAAGATCCAGAAACACCGTTACGGCTGAACACCATTCGTAAAGACCAATTCTGTGGACTATTAAGTCTAGACCGCTGGATGGTTGAACCAAGCTTGAATGATCTTGTTACCGATTATGGTCCAAATCTAGGACTTCCAAAATTCTACACTGTCACCGCTCAGGCGCCTGCATTGTCAAGTATGAAAATTCACCATAGTCGCTGCATCCGATTAGAAGGTATTCGTTTACCTTACTGGCAGCGTCTAATGGAAAATCTTTGGGGTCTATCCGTCATCGAACGTTTGTATGATCGTATGATTGCTTTTGATTCAGCTACCACTGGTGCCGCCCAATTGGTTTACAAGTCTTACCTGCGTACGATGAAGATTAAAGATTTACGTGAAGTAGTTTCCATGGGCGGTGAGGCTTTGAACGGTGTTACTAAATATGTAGACATGATGCGCCGATTCCAAGGGATCGAGGGTATCACTCTAATTGATGCCGAAGATGATATGACTGCGGATTCGCATAGTGCGTTCGGTGGTTTGTCAGATGCATTGTCCCAATTTGGTCAACAGTTGTCCGGTGCATTACAAATTCCATTGGTTCGGTTGTTCGGTCAGTCACCGATGGGATTCAGTACTGGCGAAACCGATCTACGTAATTATTATGATACTATCAATCAACAGCAGGAAAAAGAATTACGAGTAGGGATAACAAAAGTCTATCGCGCCATGGCGGCATCTGAGGGGATAGTTTTCCCAGAAGGTACCCGGATTAGTTTCCGTTCACTGTGGCAAATGTCGGATGAGACCAAAGCTGACGTGGCTAGCAAGGTTGCCGATACTGTATCCAAAGTAGAAGAATCAGGTTTGATTGATCGGGCGACTGCCTTGAAAGAGTTGCGCCAGTCTTCACTAGTAACAGGCATCTTTACAAACATAACAGACGAGATGATTGCCGAAGCTGAAGCTGCCGGACCACCTATTCCTGAAGGAGTTAATCTAGAACAAGAAGGAAATCCCACCCAGTTAGAAAAGGAAGATAAATGACCACACATATTCATATTCATATTGCTAAGACAAAAACCAAAGATGCAGAATCATTGCCCTCTCTTTTTGAAACTTATTTTAAAAATGAATCAGCATTTAAGGCACATGTCAACTCCATGCATTCCGGAGTTACTTGGACCAATGAAGCTGGTAAATTGATAGGAAGAGTAAACAAAAGAATAGTAGGAGTAGGAACCGGACTAAAATCTAATGGTATGTATTTTGGCGGATATCGAAAGTAATCTGTGTTAACCAAAGACGATTTATCAGACAGAGAATTAAGACACAAAGCGAAAGAACGGTTTGCCGTGGCAAGTCGGTTGGAAGCTGAATACCTGCGTTCTTTGCGGCAGCTTACTCGTCAGATTGATCATATTGTAAAAGGGATGGCTCCTGGAGGAGTTGTTCGTAATTCTATAGAGTTGCAAAAGGTATTACGTGACTATGCCAAGACCGTTGAACCTTGGGCAAGAAGTGTAGCTGAAAAGATGGTTACCCGTATTGCCCGAAAAGATGAATTTGCTTGGATTGAGATGGGCAATCAAATTGGTAGGAATTTACGTAAAGAGATTCAGGAAGCACCAACCGGTTTTGTGTTGCAAGAATTTCTGAACGAGCAGGTAAGATTAATAACCAGTTTACCAACTGAAGCAGCTGACCGTGTTCACAAGTTGACATTAGAAAACTTGATTACCGGTGCACGGGCTGACCAGATAAAGCGTGACATATTGCAAACCGGTGAGGTGGCAGAAAGCCGAGCTCAATTAATTGCTCGAACCGAGATTGCCAGAACTGCGTCTGGGCTCACTATGGCGCGTGCTACTCACGTAGGATCTACACATTATGTGTGGAGGAGCTCAATGGATGGAACAGTGCGCGAAAGCCACAGGAAAATGAATGGAGCTGTTGTCCCATGGAAATATGCTCCTGAAGTAGATCCAGGAAAACACTATCATGCTGGAATGTTTCCAAACTGCAGATGCTGGTGTGAACCTATTTTAACTAACGATTAATAC